ATCTATAAATACAGGGGGACCAACATAAAAATGAAGACTAAAATCATCTGCAGCGGCAGCATAACATGATACAACAGCACCATTACTGTCGCCAGATGTCAAGACACCAATTGCTGTGAGTGAGTCTCCGTAATTCCACTCCTTGTTAAGCTTCCGGGCACGACAAAAGCGAGCATTTCCTTGGAAAGGAATCTCAGCATCTGCGACCGGCTGGTTAGCAATATGTGTTAAAGTACGTCCAGCCCAATCATTTGGAAGAAACCCCGCGGATCCGTATGTTTCGGATGGAACTGACACATTATTAAATGTTAAGTTCTGAGTCGCTTTTCGACCCGCGGTTGTAGCTCCAGTAATTGGATGTATCCTCCGAATCCAAGACATCAGCTTCCAGTAACGAGTATTGGAAGTAGCTGACAACATAGGAAAAGCCTTCCAACGAATACCACCCCTCATGCCTTGATAAGCACTCCTAAAATAAGAAAGAGTAGTCATCTGGCAGTAATTGACACCAGGTGTATCACCCCACACATTTTCCACGGTAACACCGGGATATGGGGGGTAATGCTTGATGTATTGCTCAGTAAATGAGTTAGAGGTTGTGTTCGTGTTAAGGTCTAGAAGACCAACGAACTGATGACGTTTTAGAACTTGTCTAATGGAAGAAATAGCTTCACCCATATAAACGTCAATACTGGCGTCCGCTGGATCTGGAGCACTACCCAATGTTAAAAGGGCAGATTCCTGTTCTGGAGCTGAAGGACACATTGTGGAGTCTTTGTCCTGCTGTACCACAGCAGAAGCTTCCTCACCACTCTGTGGGATCAGTTCAGTTTCCTCTACAGCAACAGCTTCAACAGCTGAGCTTTTACAACAACCACATACGCACTCCGGTTCACAATCGGATTCCACTTGCACATAGGGCGTGGAACGCGAGAGAACACCACCTTGAGGCTGGAGATCATCTCCTGCCTTTGCAACCGCAACTGCTAGTGAGTCGTAGTGGCCGAGAGGTGTCAGGTTATTAATATGATTAGCTGTCGGCACGGCAACTTCAAAGTCGTCACCGGTCGAAACGAATAGGTTAACACCCACTGTGTCACCTGCACTTGCACTAGGCGATGTGAGAGTATTCACAACACTAAGAGTAAGTTGTCCGTTATAGAAATCAGTATCAAAACCTGTACCTGTCGAACGTAGGGAATAACTATCTGTACCCGTTAAGAGTGGAGAAGTCAAAAGCCAACCAAATTGACTACCCCATCCCACCTCAATGGTTACGTCTTTCTCTTCAGCAATATCAATAATATGAGTATACTGAGTATTATAAGCTGTATCAACGAATCCGTTAGGATCCCATTGTAGCTTAAGACGGCCCTTGTGATAGAGGGAGGCAACAATTTGAATTCGAATACGAATCGATCCACGCCAATAGCGGAATGGAGATGCTGCAAAGCATGAAGCAGTAAGATGATGCTCAATTGGATTTCCACCACCCGGATCATAACGTCTGAATACACTAGGTGTAACATTAACGTTTAGAATAGGGTCATCAGGAGAATCAGTAGTGAGCCAAGTCGTGGTATCAACAAATGATTCACGAGTTGAAATAGACGTAATCGTCATCTCATCGGCTCCATCTAGGCCGGTTACCCGACCATCGATAGTGACTTCTTGCTTGTTATCGAAAGTGAGCTTCTGTGCGGTGGACGGTGTGTTCGTATATGGATAATCTCCAAAAGGACGTAACATACGCGGTTGTACTGGCTCCATGTTAGTTGGGGATGAGTACCCAAATAACTTGGCCACAGACGCTACACCGGAAGCTGCAATTGAAGTGGCTTTTGCATATGGCCCAATATATGGGACATTTTCGAGAAAACCTGCAAAGCGAGAAACAGCAGTTGCTGGCCCGCTAATTGGACCTGTACCATATTCAGTTTTACCACCACCATTATTATTAGTGACGGTAACCCGCTTCTTATTCTTCTTCTTCTTCTTAGGCGTTTCATAACCAGCCTGAGGAGTAAGAACAGAGGGGTCTTTGCTAGTTGGAACGGATAGACTAACGTCTTCCATCCACGCAAGCACTGTGATAGTTACGGGATCAACTGAACCATTGGCATGTCTCAATTGAACAAGTTCTCGAAATGACATCTTTCCTAAAAGATCCCAGTCATAAGTTCCAATATCGATTGAGTCCCGATACCAGAAGAAAGGGCAGTGAATTTCACCACCCATACTGGTTGAAGGATCGATGTAGATATGCGGCCGTTGTGATGCCGCGACGGAGTCAGCAGGAATTAATTGACGATCACGATAAAGGTCATCATCAATAGGTGCCAAAGGGTTGTAACTTGCTAACAGCTTTCCATAATAGAATCCATTACCATTAATTAGCACTTTTACCTTCAAAGAGGCCTTAAGAAATGCATAATTGGTAAGACGATTGCAGACTCGTGGATTCTCACAAAACAATTTCCATGGATTAATCTCCTCCCAAAATCGGACGGAAGTTGACCATTCATATTGTGCGATCTGAACTGGGCGTGAAAAGAAATTGCCTAATTCAACATCGTTCTTGTCAGTGAGATAACGAGTACTGTCCATATTATTAGCGACGGCATATTCATACCCTTCGCTTTGGTCAGCCCAAGTTACGTTCTGGCTCTTACCCTGAGTAGGGAGAGCATTGATTTCATAATTTTGTTCTTCGGTAAGTTAAATGTAAGACCCAGAGATAACTCATTCTTCTGGGAATCATATGTTTGGTCTTGCTATCAACACAAGTCCCCTAAATAGGGGTAATGTACGAGGACATATCTAACTATTATGCAAGCCTATGCAAATATATAAAAACATATAAACTCTACTATTACATGGTAAACCAATACATAACATTCTCTGTTGCTTTGCCGTAGCACCCCATGAGAAAACAGGGCTGCGTATATTTAATGTCCTCGCCAGGACAGAGGAATTTACTCCTCAAAAATCGTCTCTAACGGAAAGAGCACCGGCCACCGCTTTGAAAAAGCAGGTGGCACGAAGCCCACCGTCTGGACGTGTCCAATCTCGTGGCGATGGACGAGGAACCCGTGAATGCACGCATCAGGGCGCAAAGCACGCAAAGCACGTATGTACTTGCGAACTTGCGCACGGCCCTGAGAGCGCTTCTTCTTGGGAACGCTTGGCTTCTTGACTTCGAAAAGCAAGAAATGGGACTTCTGCTCATGCAAACAGCAAAAGAGCAAATCAATCTCGCCAAGCTCACTAGTACCGAGATACTTGTCTTCCAGGATGGGAGTAAGGTGGACCATCTCTTTCACAAGAGTGTAATCCGACTTTTCTTTCCCTCCCTGGAATTCCAGGTCTGGTAAGTGTTCTTCCACTTGTTGGACTGGCTCTTCGCCGAGGTACTTCTCCCTGAAGTTCTGCATGCGGTCATCATAAGTCTGATTCAGCATTAAACAGAGAGAAGACAAGTCGTGCTCGGCAGCAACCTCCTTCATCTGGACGCGGAAACCTTCGTACTGGTCTCTACCGTGTGCAAACATCTCACGCAATGCGCCATCAATGTTCATAGCACTCTGTTGAAGAGGAGTCACTGCACCGGACTTCAGAACAGTATGAAGACTCTTGAAAATTGAAGCTTTATCAAGAGCACCAAAATACAACCCAGTATCTGGATTATAAATGTTGTGGCGCTTCAAGAAATCTGCCTCATGGTCGTTCATGTATTCTGTCGGCTCAGACTCTTTGTCGGGCATCGTCAAAACTATGTCGTGTTCAGCTAAGTACTGCTTGTACGAAATGTGATTAAACCAAGGAGTCTCCTTAGAGACACTTCCCTTGAAGTCATCACCATAGTTTGACACACTCACTCGGCTACGGTAAGGGGCAATCTCACCACCCTGCAAAGAAGCAAGATGGTGGTACCCACTCCGCTGCAGGAGAGAGTTATCAATACTGCCAACATAAGCAGTAAGATTGATGCCCGAGATATGGACACCAGCAAACTCAATCAAGTCACCATTATATGCGACAACTGGGTAGCAACAATCTGTCGCCACACCACGCATGATGGTCAACTCATCCTGAGTGTAATTGCCAGTCAGTTCAGCAAGGGTAATAAAAATTCCCCAAGAAGCTAGACTTAACTGGGCGGCCATACGAGTGTCGTATTTGGAATAATCACCTGCAAAAATGCGGCTTTTACCAAATTTACACATCGTCTTGGCAAGCTGGTCCCATTCGGGTCCCTGGGCATTGATTCCAACTGCACATTCAGATACAATTGGATTCATGGACAGGAATCGACAGAGAGGAAGGAAGTACTTCCGAACCAAAAACTGAAGATGGATAGGCGCCGCGAAAAATACGCGCACCTTCTCCTTAGTCAGCTTGGTGGGTTCGTCCTTCAACGAAGCCTTGAAAATTGGATATCCACGCTCACCACGAAGGTAAGTGGCCTCCAACTCAGCAGCTTCCTCCCAAAACTTCTCATCTATCTCCATAGGACAATTAAAGTCTGGATAGTGATCAGGATCGAGAGCTGTCATGAAGTTGCGTTTCGAACCAGATAATGGGAAACCAACAGAAGTGTTAGGTGGCATTTTATCCACAAAACGCTTTCCATCAATCCCACAAAGAGTCTGCATTTTGGTAAGAGGCTTAACTTCACTCTTCCAATGCTTGGTCTGGATCAACTTCGTGAGTGGCTCAATGTAGTCCTGTACAGCCCAATCAAGATCTTTCGGACTCACACCCACGCTAGGGTATGAAGTCTTCTTGATTCCTTCGTAGAAGGGCTTCCATGGATGGAAACGGGGAGGACCATGCTCACAGGGGATACCACAAACCTTCTCGACAGTTTTCGAAATCGGAGTTCGAATAACGTCAGAACGGTAGGTGGATCTACCTATGGTAGAGCCATAGACTTTGAGAGAGTTATCCAAGGGCAGGAAGTTAATACAACTGTTGCGGTGAAGCGTTTCAGATGTAACTACCTTGACCTCGTACTGCTCCCTCTTAAGAGTTCCCTCACTGTGTGCTACAAGCACTTGTGGCTTCAAATCCAACTGCTCAACGCACTTGTTAAGAGCAGCCTTCGTGAGAATACCAGCTACACCAAGAGGACCATTCTTTTGGCCACCTAAGTGAAAGCCAGCAATAACACTTGGCTTAGTGTCAGAAATCAAAGGAGCCATGCATAAGCCAGCAAAAGTATTCTCAGAGAGAGTGTACTTGTAGGCTTCATAAGACTTGGGTCCAACTTGAATCTTAGACACATAAGAGGCTGAAACATTCCACTCCTGAATGTCACCATCCTGGTTACGATAAACCAAATTACCGTTAAAGAGGGACATGTGACCATCAGGTAAGAACTTTGTCAAGTCCTTCCACGTGCCACAAGAGGGAACGTACACCACACGCATATCTGTGCCAGGTATAAGTACAGATGAAGCTTTAGAGAGAATACCTCTGTTACGAAGTTTCCTCACATGCTCACCTAGTACTGAGTCATATGCTTTGCCTGAGTAAAACTCGGCAAAAATCTCATCATCATACCACATGTGGTCTGGGACGAGTGCAAGGTTCGACCTTACAAAGAATGCGTCACAGCAAGCTACACCACCCGGGTGCTTCGGGAATCTCATATAGCACAAATTGCCCTTAATGAGTTCCTTCAGCTGATCGTAGTTAGCATCAACCTGCTGGAATTGAGGGACAGAAGAAATTGCAGCGCCGACCCAAGGATTTGCTTCCTGGTCGCGCTCTTGAATCTCTTCCGAGCTCGCAGGAGTAAGATTACCCTGCGAAGTCATGCGCCAGATACCATATATACTTGACTGCTTTGTAAAAGAGTGCTAATGAAGCACATCCAGCCAGTAATGCGGTCATCTTACACATCCGTAAACGGCGTGTGACGGTAGGCATCTGATTGCGCTGCATCGCAAGAACGTGGATCTGTTCTTGTGTGATGCGCAAG